ATGTTTGTTCGTTCTCCACTTCAAACAAAAATGGAGCCGGATTTTGATACTGGTAACTTACGCTTTAAGGCACGAGAGCGATATAGCTTTGGTGTATCTGATTGGCGTGGCTTCTTTGGAAGTGCTGGTTCTTAATAAGAGCGAGGGGGTGGCACTATGTCACCTCCTCCTTTATTACATGGAGAATATAAATGGCTTCAAATATTAAAGTAGCACATAACGTAAGCAGTGACGGTGCAATTATAACAGGATTTAGATTTGTAGATGCACCAACAGTAACATTAGGTGGTGATGGAACTGGTTCTAATCCTGTACCTACAGTTAATCGTGTTGTTGCTATACATACTTTTTCTACTGTTGCAGGTGAAATTGCAATATCAGGTAGCAAACAAATTACAAATAAAACAGCAAAAGGTAATGCTATTCATTATCGTGTAGGTGCTACAGATTCAAATGATATGTACATAGGTGATATGGGTGTTCCTATACATGGTATTGTAAGTGTCTCTGTATCAGGAGTTAATGCTCCTACTATTACATTATATGTAGGTTAACATGCCTAATTTTGCTCAACTAAAATCAGACATACAAGAGACTTCTGAAAATGATGGCACTGAGTTCACCAGTGCTATTACTGGTTTTATACAACGAGCAGAGTTTCGTCTTGTAAAAGATCTTGATGATTTTGGATTAGATGAATTTACAAATGTTTCTGTATCTGCTGGTAATGCTGGTGCAGTAACTCTTAATGATCGTGTACGTATAGTTCGTAATGTAAACTATATAGTTAGCACTGGAACTACTGTTACTAATTTATTACCACGTACTTTTGAATATGTCAAGGACTATTGGCCTGTTAGTGCTTCTACTGGCACACCACGGTACTATTCTAGAAAAGATAATCTTACATTAAAAATAGTTCCTACTCCTACATCAGCTATAACAACAGAAATACAAACACAATCTCAACCATTACCTTTAGCATCTGCTACAGGAACAAGTGTAACAACAACTAATTATTTTAGTGAATATTGTTATAATGCTTTATTTTATGCTTCTTTGATGGAAGCTACAATGTTTAATAAAGATTGGAATAATCTACAATATTGGACTCAACAATATGTTGATCAAGTTCAAGCACTACGTAATCAGGCTAGAAGAACTAGACAGGATGATATGGCAGTTGCTGCTTCTCCTGCTGGTGGGCCAAATACAATTCAAACAGGAGCACCCTAATTATGGCTAGACAAAAATTATCTAAAACTTTAAGAGGAAAGTCTACCTCAAGTTTATCTGGACGCAGCGAACGTAAAACACCAGCAGAAATAAGAAAAGCTAAAGCTATCGCTGCTAACAAAAAAGCAGCAGCAAAAGCAGCAAAAGCTAAAAAATCAAAAAAACCAACCAGTGTGCGATTTAGAAAAAATTATGAAGTAAAAGAGGGAGCATCTGGTGATCCTGTAACAAATAGATCTGCTAAAATTTCACGTCAGGTAGGAACACAAGGTGAGAAAGTTTCTACTGGAGGAAGACAAATAGGACCGGGAGGTGTATCTGCAAAAGAACAACCCGGTTTTGTTGCGCCAGTGAGTAAAGGTGGAAGAAAACGTGCTAAAAGAGTAGTAGAATTAGAGGCAAAAAAAAGAAATAATACAGCAACTAAAAAAGAATTAGCAGAGCTTAAAAGACTAGATGAGTTGAGCGCACAAGCTGAAAATAAACGTAGACAAAATATTTCTAAAGGTTTAGCAGCAAAAGGAACTAAAGCAAGACAAGCTAATTTAGCTAAAATAACTTTTGGTGAAAAACCAGAAACTCCTTCTAATAAACGAAGTGGTAGTATAGATACTGGAACTGGAGAAGTTATTGGAAATCCAACTAAAGAACAAGAAGAAGCTTTTAAAAGAAATGTAGCTGCTCGTAACCGACAAGAGAATATGACAGATAAACAATTAGAAAGTCAAGCAATAAAAGAAGAACAAAAGGACAGGACTAAAAAAGGAAACAGTAAAGTAGGTAGACGTAAACGTGTTGTTGGACAAAAAGGTGCTACTAAAACTGCTGCCAAAACTGCTCAAGTAAAACGTCAAGCTGGAGGTAAAGCTATACCTCAAGGTGATAAAGGAAAAGGTGTACGAGCACTTGCAGCTTCAGGACCAAAAGGTAAACAAGCAGCTAAAGATATGGGATTTGCTGTAGCTAAAAAAGGCGGTAGAATAGTTGCTGCTATGACAGGTGGTCAAATTGTATCTATGATGTACGATGATTAGTAGATCAAGTATTAAACAACAGGTGACTAAACCCCCTAAAAAGAAACAAAAGAAAAAGAGGAGAAAGAAATGATTGGACCTCATACACTAATTAAACGTCCACATAACTTAGATGATATTGTAGGCAGACCTACTGGACAAGGCTATGGTGCTGCACGTAAAGGTCCAGATGTAAAAGGACCACCTCAAGATGTTGTAGTAGATGAAGATTATACTCAAGGTAAAGCTTTTAAAGTGGAGAACTAACTATGTCTAGAAAATTATCTAAAGTTTTAAGAGGAAAGTCTGCTTCAAGTTTATCTGGACGTAGTGAACGTAAATCACCAGAAGAAATAAAAGCAGCTAAAGCCAAAAGAGGTAGAAAAAGAAAAGCTCGTGGAAGAAAAGCTGCTACTGAACTTCAGAAAAAAGGTGCAAAAGCATTAGGTATATCTTTAACAGAAGCAAAAAAGAAATCAGATGCTGAGTTAAAAGCAGCTATCAAAGAAGCTGCACCTCAAAAACCAAAAGCTCCTAAAGTAAAAAGAACTAGGGCTGAACAAAATGAACTCAATCGTTTAATTAAATCTCAAGAACGAGATGCAATGGTAGATGAACTAGGTTCTAATGTTTTAGCTGGTAGACGTAAGACAGGTCCAAAGGGACAAGAGGTAGAACAAGGACCACTTCTATCTAAAGCTAAACTTCCTGAAAATGTTTCTCCTGCACGTAGGCGTAGTCTTGTAGCTCAAGGCAAAGCAAGAGTACGTCCCGGTAAAGGTGGTAAAAGTCGTCTTGTAGAGACAGGTGAATTTGCACCAGCTAGACAAGATGTAGCAGATCGTATGGGTCTTACTTCTAGAGGTGTACCACCTAGTGAAAAAGAGATTATGGATATGGGTGGTTTTGAAATACGTAAAGTAGGTGGTAAAGTAAAACGTAATATAGGAGGTAAAGTTCGTGGTGTAGGTCAAGCTGTAAAAGGTTTTGGTAATGCTACTTATTCAAATAAACTTATATAATGGCTTATAAAGTAGATAGTTCTAAAATAGATTATAGTGGACTTAGACCTCACAAAAGAGATTATAATTTTAAAATAAATTGTAATTGTAAAGAGTGTACAAAAGAATGGAAAAAGTATTGGGCTGATTTGTGTGAATTTTTAGTAAAGAAATTTAAAAATACTTATGTAAAGGTATAGAATGGCTGTACGTAAACGAAAAAGAAAAGGGACAGGTATGAAAGGATTGACCATTAAAGGTGGTCATAAACGTCCTACTAAAACTGGTGCAGGTATGACTGCTAAAGGTGTAGCTGCATATAGACGTAAGAATCCCGGTTCTAAATTAAAAACAGCCGTAACAGAATCAAAACCTAGAACAGCAAAAAGAGCAGCAAGACGTAAATCTTTCTGTGCAAGGTCAGCAGGGCAAATGAAGAAGTTTCCAAAAGCAGCTAAGAATCCTAATAGCCGCTTGAGACAAGCAAGAAGAAGATGGAGATGCTAAACTAAAATGTCCTACTTAATATCAAACATCCCTCATTTTAAATGTTGGGTGCGTAAAGAGTTTACATATAATCATGAACAATATCACGGAGAATATTTACATGCAATGGCAATAGCCGTAAATACAATACCAGACAGATCATTAAGTTTTCAAATTGTATTTACAGGTTGTGATGAAAAAGAAAATACATCTGGTGGAGCAATGTGGGCTAGGATGCCAATTAATGCTTTAGTAGCTGACACACCATTAGAAGAATGGCCTAATCAAATGCCAACACATTTTGTACAACCTTGGGATTGTTCTGCTAGAAATCACAGTGTAATAGTTATGGATAGA